GATCCGGATATTGTCCCCAATCTGCCCCCGCGCACTCGCAAGATCCTCAAGGTCTCCCCCTATCGCCACATCTTTTGGAAAAGACCACGTTCCGTCAGCCCCCAAAACCTTCCCGGCATCAGCCGCAAGGGGAGGAGGCACCAACCCCGACACACCCGCTTGCGCAGACGTCGCGCCCTGCATCTCGGGTACGGAGATGATGCCGTTTGTATTACGGATTCCGTCTCCGATCTTATTCCCGGTAAGTACTTGATTCCATATTTCCCATGTAGTTCCGCCAGATATGGATGTTCTCCAGTATATGCCATTTCCGGATACCATAATCTGAAAAAGGCGATTGCCGTTGCCCTGCATTCCTGAGACAAAAAGCGATCCTATTGATGCTCCGGATATTCCGATCGGGCCATTTTTGGGATTACCTGTCGTTCTGTAAAAACCAGGTACAGTCAACATGTTGAAATCTAAATCGGCAAGCTGCCTTGCATCCCCAATCTGCCCCCGCGCGCTCGCCAGATCCTCAAGGTTCCCCCCAATCGCCACGTCCTTCGCCGAGATCGTGCCGTCTGCCGTGACGGAAATCGTCAGCCCATCAGGCATGACGGAACCGCGAGAGGTCGTCGTTGCGGGCAGTACGGCGACTTTTTTGGTTTCCTCACAGGCAGCTTCCGCAGCCGTTTGCGCGGCGGAGGCGACGTTGGCGGAATCGGCGGCAGCCGTAGCGCTGGAGGCGGCGTTCGTCTCGCTTACATCGGCAGCAGCGGCGGAAACGGAGGCTTCTCCAGCCTTCATTGTTGCCGTATTCGCGGCTTCCGTCGCGGTCTGTTCACTGGCCTTGGCCGCGTTCTCGGAAGCTTTCGCCGCCGTGGCAGAGGTTGACGCTTCTCCCGCCTTGGCTGTGGCCACTGCTTCGCTTGCCGCTGCGGCTCCGGCACTCGTTTCAGCGGCAGCGGCGGAATCGGCGGCGCCTTGCGCACTGGCGGCTGATTCATCGGCGCAGGCACAGGCGGTTGCTGCACTCTGCCGGGATTTCTCGGCCTCCACGGTCGCCGTGTTCGCCGAGTCCAACGCGATCTCCGTGGCCTGCCGCACAGCCTCGGCCACAACCTGCGGGGCCAGCAAATCAAGGGCCGTATCGGTGAGGGCCTCATCGACATCGGAAGCGGCCTTGACCGTTATGGCGGCGGAACACGCGGCACGCTTGGCGGCATCCTCGGAACGCTCCGCCAAAGTGTTCAAATCCTCACGGAACTGAGCCCCTTCCTCGCGCAGGACGACGAGCGCGGCGTCACGCTCAATCCTGACGGCGCCGATCGCCTCTTCTTCCCGTGTCCCGAGGGAGGCCGTAAGCGCAGCTTTCAGATCCGCCGCGTGTAAATCCAGCCCTTCCGTCTTCTGTTCCATGTGGGCATCAAGGGCCGTCATGGCCTGATCTTTCGCCGTACTGACTGCCGTGGAGGCCTCGCCGCCAAGCCGTTGCGTTTCAGCCTCCACCCGTCCAATCACCTCGGATTCAAAACCCGCCACGGCGGTTTCCGTGCGCTGCACGAGCCCCGTTGCGTCCTCCGCCGCGCGTTTCGCCGCATTGGCGTTGGATAGGGCTTGGCTTGCCGCCGCCGTGGCCGTTTGCGCCGAGACGTCGACCTGAACCGCTGCGGCCTGCGCCCGGTTTGCCGCTTCCTGCGACTTGTCCCGTGCGGTTTCAGCCTGCGTGACGTATCCGGCCATTTCAGTGCTTACGACCTGCCCCGCCCCCCGGCGTTCGGAGGGCTCCAATTCGCAGATCTGATGTAGGTTGCAGTCGGAGTTCGGCACCGTGGCGTAGACCGAGAACGTCTTGCCCGCCGGGGTGACGATCCTGAAGCGGTACTCGCTGCCTTCGCTGCCAAGCTCATTGGGGAAAACCGCGACCACGGCGCGGCCTCTTTCGTCCGTCCGTCCCGTATATTCGTCCGCGACGACATATCCGTTGTAGCGTTCGACCGCCGTCAGCTTGGCTAAAACCAGCGCGTCCCGGACCGGGGAACCGTCCTGTTCGTGCACGGCGACGGTGACATTGACTGTAGGGATCATGCGCCCTCGCTAGAGAAAACTGTTCTTCAGAGGATAGATAGGCGACTTCCGGCACGCGTTGAGCGCGGCGTGCGCCGCCTGCCCGATGCCCCGCTCAAATTCCTGCTGGTGATACAACGCCACCTGCGCCTCGAACCATTCCCGTCCGTGCATGGACTTCAAAAGCCAGCGCGCACCGTGCCGGATAACCGTGCCCCAATGGCCATAGAGGCCATCGTCAATGCATGTCGCCTTTGTGGTCGGGACAAGCGAAACCACGGCCCGGAGCAGGCCGCCGTCGACCGGAACGTCCGCAAGCGTCACCGTTCCATCGGGAACAGTGCTGAACCGCCCGGTAAAGAGCTGCTCTCGTTGCGTGTAGAGGTAGGCCACGTCCACCACGGACGTTTCGCGCGGAAGTTCAAGTTCCACTTGAGCTATGCCAGGAATCAGCGTCCCCTCCACGTCCACGCGCCAGACCTTGCTGCGGCGGCACAGCGTCCGTGCCGCATCGAGCATGGCCTTTTTCAAAACGTCCGCCGGGGCGTTCTGGGCTTCCGGCAGGATGTCGGCGATCACATCGTCAAGCCTGGGCATCGTTGACGCCTCCCTGTCTGATGGGGAAAGCAAGGTCCGTTTGCAGCTTCACGCCGAGGCTCTGGGCGAATGCCTGAAGAAATGCCTGCGCCTTGGCAAAATTCGATTCCGAATGATCGCCCGCCAGCACGTCGAACAACATCCAGAGATACGCGGCATTGGCGAACGACTCGGGCAAAGGGAACCTGTCCGAGGGCGTGGCGGCCCGCACGGGCTCGGCGGAATAGACGGCTTCGATCCATACGTCCCTCCCGGATTCGACGCCGGGGTACACCCAGAACGCTTCCCGGTTGTCGAGCGGGCTGTAGGCCCAGTTCTCGACCCTGCCCCCCGCTTTCCCCCATGCGGCCGCAGTCCGCAGGGCATCCAGCTCCACCCGGAAAACCGGGCGTCCCGGCGTATTGCCGTCAGGATCGAAGTTCTGGATCACGTTGATCAGCGATACGGCGTTCCGGCTGGTCATATGGATGTCCGCGCGCGGAATCCGCTGCATCATGCCGGGCTCCAGCCGCATGGGCTCCGTCAGGGCCGTGGCGTCCGGGCGCTGCGTCACGATTTCCCGGACGGCGGCGTTCAGGGAGTCCATCAGCGAATACGCGCCGGACGCGGATTCCCACGGCCAGCGCCGGGCATCGGCGTCCTCGTCCTGCAATTTGCCGGACACGCTGCGGAGGATCTCGCTGCACAGCATGGCTATGCGTCCTTCCCTGCGGCTTCGGATGCGCCCTTCTTCCGGCGGCGCGACCTCTCCTCCACAGAAAGCGCGGAAGGCGGAACGGGAGGCTGACCAGCCTGTCCTCCCTCGACGGCCGGGCCTGATCGAAGGGGCGTTTCCACAAGGCCGTTCTCCGGGCCGTCAACCTGCTCAAACAGACGTCCATTCCCTTCCAGCAACGTGACTCCGTCCCTGTCGTCTACTTCGAAGACGGCCCCCGGGCTTGCCGTATACGGGCCTCCGTGCAGCCAAGGCATCGTGAGTTCCAGACAGTGGGACCCAAGCATTTTCAACAACATGGCATATCCTTGGGGGCCGGAATGCAATCCGGCCCCCGGTCTGGGGTTAGGCGGCGGGAAAAACGTCGGCCTCGTCCGTCAGGCAGCCCTCCACCATCTTGTACAAGACGTGGACGGTGATGGCCTTGGCGGTCGTCTGCGTGGCCGGGACAGTGACGGTCAGCACGGCTTCGTCGGCGTAGACGTGGTTATGGGCGGTCGTGGAGCCTTCGCTCAGAGCACTGTGGGCACCGGCGGACGACAAATCCAGCGCCGTGAAATAACGGTCGGGATCGTCCTTGTCGCCCACAGAGACGCTGGTGCAGGCGTCGAGCGCCTCATTCACCACCCGGACATCGAGCACCATCGCCCCCTTGGGGATCGGAACCAGCTCCGCCACGTCGGCGGCGGTGAACTTTTCCTTCACCCGCCCCGACCGGCACAGGACGCAGCCGGGCTGCGCCGTGCCGAGGAACATCAAGCCGCTTTTCACGGCGTCGCTTTTGAAAGTCGCCATAGCCCCTCCTACACGTTCGGATCAGCGCAGGCGGTATCCACCGCGATCACGCTGAAGTCCTTGTTGTCGTACCGGGACTTCTTCACGCCGAAGATGGCCCCCGCAGTAATGGCGAGCGCGTTGCCGCGGTCATCCTTTTCCTCGTTCCACGTATAGCGGCCCTGCCCGGACGCCCCGCCCCATGCGGCAAGCCCGGCCTGAGCGCCGAGGAACAGCGCGCGGGCCGCGCCAACGTTGCCGGAGGCCCCATAGTCATTGAAGCGGATCACGTTGCGGTGCTTGTGCAGGATGACGTCGGCATACTCGCCGAGCGCGTTCTTGTAGACGCGGTTGCCGTCTCCACGGACGCCCGCCGCCTTCTGGATGTCCAGCCAGTCGTTCTGGGAGACGGACGTGCGCAGGCTGAAGGCCTGGAACGTGTGCATGAGCAGGACGTGCTTGCGTTCGCCCTCCACGGTGATGGGCTGCATCATGGGGTCGAGGGTTTCGGCCTTGGCGACCAGTTTTTCCACGATGCCGAGCGACATCTTGTCGTTCGCCGTGAGGTTGGCTTTGCCGGTGGCCGAACCGCCGTACACCATGTGCTCGGCGTCGGGGGCCTGAAGCGGGTTGTTGGCGCGGCCCTTGAAGGACAGCGGCGAAATGAAGTCGGCATTGATGCCGCGAGCCCCGGAAAGGTACATCATGAACTGTTCGTCGTAGTACTCGGACCACCACGTCGCCAGCGCGTCGCGCCCTTCCTTGCGCAGGTTGTACGGCACGCGCTGCTCGGACATCTTGCCCTTGGACTTCGTGCCCTTGCGCTTCTGGTCGATGAACAGCGAATCGCTGAAGAAGGTGAGCGCCTCTTCCGCGCTCGTGCCTTCGATGAGGTTGTCGCCTTCCACGCCGTCCTCGCGCAGCTTCATGCGCAGGCCCACGGTGATCTTTTCACCGGCCTGCTTCTGAAGCTCCGTCTTCACGACGATGAGCGCGGACTCGCCCGTGCCCATGAACTTGCTGAAATACTGCCGTTTGCCGGATTCCACGGCGAGGCTGTTGGACCAGACCTGTACCGCAAGCGGATGATTGAGCGGAAACTCGGTTCCTGCCATTCATGTTCTCCTAAAGTTCCCCGCGCAACAGGCGTTCCTGCTGTTCGGGGGAAAGTCGGGCGAACTCGTCTTCCGTGGCCGGGATGTTCCCGACCGGGGCGTCCCCGTGGCCGGGGACATCCCCAAGTTCGCGGAAGGCGGCCTGTTCGCCGTTGATTTTCTGCATCACCTTCTTGGTGACTTCGGCCTCAATGGATTCCCGGATGCGTTCCGGGCTGGAAGCGGCGGCGAGGGTATGGGCATCCTTGAACAGCCCCACGACCTCCAACGCCCGCCCGCCGAGATACGACTGCCGCCCCGTGCGGGGGTCGATGACAATCGTGTTCGGCGAGGTCAGCAGGGTGATCGTGTCGGGGGTCAGCCCCGCCTCGTTTTGCAGGTAGCCTATGAGCTCTTTGGCCTGCTGCCCGTTGAGCCCGCCCTCGAACATCGCATCCATTTCGCGGACGCAGGTGCCGAGGAAGGCCGCGTCGGCGGAACCGGACTCACGGCGTTTCTGCTCGGCAAGCTCGCGTTCGACGTACAGGGTCTTCGCCAATACGATGGCGTCTTCCTCGCCGTAGGTGTCGAGCTTGTCGCGGAGAAGCTCGCCGTCTCGGGAGTCCTCGAAAACCAGCGCGGCATACTGCGGATTCTGTTCCGCGAACCGCCGGGCCGCTTCGGAGGCATC